TATGACAAGTGTTGTATTATTTTATTTAAAACAAGCTATAGCTAGTGATAGAGCTACTGTAGCAGGATTATTAGAACAACAAGGTCATAAAGATATGGCTGAAATTATTAGGAGACTATAATGGCAATTTCACAAGCAATGTGCACATCTTTTAAAAAAGAATTATTAGAAGGAGTGCATAATTTTAAGAATAGTGGTGGCAGTACTTTTCAATTAGCTTTATATACAAGCTCTGCATCATTGGATGCATCCACAACTGCATACACAACTTCTAATGAGGTTAGTGGGACAGGTTATACAGCTAAAGGTGGTTCTTTAACTAGGGTTGATCCTAGCACATCAGGGACTACTGCATTAACAGATTTTGCAGATTTAACTTTTAGCACAGCTACTATTACCGCTAGAGGTGCTCTTATATTTAATGATAGTGCATCAGGAGACCCAGCAGTTGCTGTATTAGATTTTGGTGGAGATAAAACTTCTACAGCAGGAGATTTTACTATTCAATTTCCAACAGCAGATGCATCAAATGCTATTATAAGAATAGCTTAATAGCCTATGGCTAATGTAACTGGTTGGGGTAGAGGTACCTGGGGACAGGGAGAATGGTCTAATCCAATACCAGTTGAAGTTACTGGAGTTGCAGGAACTACTGCACTTGGTAATGAAACAGTAATAGCTAAAGCTTTAGTATCAGTTACTGGAGTAAGTGCTACATCATCTTTAGGTAGTGAAACTGTAATAGGAGAAGCTAATGTTTCTATTACAGGAAATGTAGGAACATCAGCATTAGGTGATGAAACTATTATTGCTGCTGCAAATACTTCAGTTACAGGTAATGTAGGAACATCAGCTTTAGGTAATGCTATTACTGCAGGAGCTGCTGTTACAGGAGTTTCTGGATCAGCATCAGTAGGAACGCTTGGTGATGAATCTGTAACTGCAGGAGCTACAGTATCTCCAACAGGATTAAGTGCAACAAGTTCGTTAGGAAGTTTAACTGTTGCAACAGTAAATATAATCTCAGTTACAGGTGTATCAGGAACTGTAGATTTAGGATCAGAAACAGTATTAGCTAATGCAGATGTATCTATAACTGGTTTATCTGTTACTGGAGAAATACAAAGTGTTAATATTTGGACTATAATAAATGACAGTCAAGTACCTAATTATCAAGATATAACAGATTCACAAACACCAAATTATCAGAATATTGATGATTCGCAAACAGCAAGTTATAGTGATATATCAACAACACAAACAGCAAATTATTCAGAAGTTTCTACTTCACAAACACCAGATTGGAGTGAAGTAGCTTAATAAAATTAATAAGAGGAATATGGAATGGCAACATATGTAAATGATTTAAGATTAAAAGAAATAGCAACTGGTGATGAGGCAGGTACTTGGGGAACAAGTACTAATACTAATCTAGAACTAATAGCTGAAGCATTTAGCTTTGGCACAGAAGCTATAACTACTAATGCAGATACACATACAACAACTATTGCAGATGGTTCTACTGATCCAGGTAGGTCTATATTTTTAAAATATACAGGAACATTAGACTCTACTTGTACTATTACTCTTGGACCTAATACAGTTTCTAAATTATGGATTATAGAAAATGGTACAAGCGGTTCTCAATCTATAATTATAAAACAAGGTAGTGGTGCTACAGTAACAATACCTACTGGTAAAACTAGAGTAGTTTATTCAGATGGTGCAGGTTCTGGTGGAGCTATTGTAGATGCTTTTGCCTCTTTAAATTTAGAAACAAGTGGAATTATTGAAACTAGTTCTTCTATACAAACACCTCTTATAGAGTTTACTGATGGTGATGATGCTATGTCAATAGCAGATGGTGGGCAAGTAACATTTGCACAAAGTATCATAGGCACACTTGGTACAGCAGCTCAACCAAATATAACAAGTCTTGGAACTCTTACAACACTTACAGTAGATGATATTACAATAAATGCTTCTACTATTTCAGACTCAGGTGATTTCACTATTGATTCAGGTGGTGATATATCTTTAGATGCCGATGGTGGCGATATAAGATTAAAAGATGGTGGCACTGAGGTAGGAACTATTACACTTTCTGCATCGGCACTAAATATTAGAGCAAGAGTTGAAGATAAAGACATAATATTTAAAGGCAACGATGGTGGCTCAACCATTACAGCACTTCAACTTGATATGTCAGCAGCAGGTGCAGCTACCTTTAATGACAAGATTATAGCTACAGAATTAGATATTTCTGGCGATATAGATGTAGATGGCACAACTAATCTAGATGTAGTAGATATAGATGGTGCTGTAGATATGGCTTCTACTTTAGCTGTAGGTGGTGCTACAACTTTTGGAGGTGACATTACAATTTCAGAAGCCACTCCTACCATAACTTTTACAGATACCGACAATAATTACGATGCAACCATAGCTGGTCTTAGCGGTTCACTTATATTAACTGCTGATGCAAATGCAGAGTTTGGCACTGAAACAATACAATTTCATACAGGTGGTAGTCAAAGAGCACAGTTTGATGCCTCAGGTAACTTGGGCTTGGGAACTACAAGTCCTAGTGCTGAACTTGATGTGGTAGGTTCTTCTACACCAGCAGTTAGAGTTGCTGATAGTTCAGGCTTTAATGTTAGATTAGAAGCATTTGGAAGTAATGCTGCTGGTTTAGTTTGTGCTGGTGGTTCTACTAATATGACATTCCAAACAAATGAAACAGAAAGGATGCGTATTGATTCTTCAGGAAATGTTGGTATAAATTCTACAAGTCCACAAAAAGCTCTTGATATTGCAGGAGCATCAAGTAGTGGTGGTGCTGTTATGCGACTTTCAGGAACAGGTGAAGCAAGTCAAGGTGATGTAACAGGAGCAATACAGTTCCACAATGCTGATACTACTGATAATACAGCAGGAGTTTTTGGAATTATTAGAGGTGTTGCAGGTGCATCTGGTGGAGAAGGTAATATACAAATATTAACTGATATGCCTTCAGAAGGTGCTGATGCTAGTACAGTTGCAATGCATATTAGCTCAACTGCAAAAGTTGGTATAGGAACTACTAGTCCAGATGCTAAATTAGATGTTGTTGTAAGTGGTTCAGGAACACAAACAGCATTAATATTAAATAATAGTCATGGTTACGGAAGTGGAGTTGGTACTGCTGCTTCTGCTTTACAATTTAGAAGAGATAGCGGCGGAAGTGGAGAAGATACTCCCTCTGCACAAATTCATTCAGGTAACGAATCAGAAACAACAAGTAATCCAAGTAATTTAGTATTTTCTACAAAAAATAGTTCAGGAACTTTAACAGAAGCTATGCGTCTTAATTCAGATGGAGATTTGGGTATAGGTACTACAGCACCAGGTACTACATTTCATGTAAGGAAAACTAATGTTTCAGCTACTTACAGTTTAGCTGCTAGATATGTAACACAGTTTGAAAGGAATGGTGCTTGCGATATAAGTATTTTAGGTAGTAGTAGTAATGGTTCAGCAGTTTCTTTTTCAGATGAAGCTGATGCTGATGTTGGAAGATTATTATATCAACATACTGATAATAGTTTAAGGATTACTGTTAATACAGCAGAAGCCATGCGTATAGATAATGGTCAAAATGTAATGGTTAATAGAACTAGTAAAATAGGAACTAATAGATTTTCAGTTAATTTTGCTTCAGGTTCAAGTGAAAAAGGTGTAGGCATAAATTCAAGTGATGCTGGTGCTACTACGCATATGACTTTTTTAGTAGAGGCTAACGCTAAAGGTAGTATAACCACTGACGGTAGTAATACAACTTATAATACTTCCTCAGATGCTAGATTAAAAGATGTTACTGGTGAAGCTAGAGGTCTAGAAGTTATAAATGAATTAAACCCAGTATCTTATAGCTGGAAAGAAACAGGCATATCTGATGAAGGTTTAATAGCACAAGAAGTTGAAAAACTAGTGCCTAACGCTGTAGTTCAAGATGATGATGAGTATTATCAAATGGATTATAGTAAACTAGTTACACACCTAGTAAAAGGTATGCAAGAACAACAAGAACAAATAGAATTATTAAAAAGTGAAATAGAAAATTTAAAAGGAGAATGATATGGCAATATCTTATACTTGGGATGTAAGCAAATGTGATGCATACCCATCAAAAAGTGGTAAATCTAATGTTGTACATAATGTACATTGGCAACTTACTGGAACCGATGACACTAATAAAGATTCAGATGGTGATCCACAAACTGCTGTAATTTATGGAACTCAGAGCGTAAGCACAGATGATTTATCTAGTTTTATTAATTGGTCCGATTTAAAAGCTAGTGATGTACAAGGTTGGGTAGAGTCAGCTTTAGGTGCTGATAAAGTTACAGCTTTAAAAGCATCATTAGATGCACAGATAGCTGAAAAGGTATCACCTTCATCTGTATTAAAAGTATTAAGTTGATTTCAATTTGATTGCATTTTGCACTATAATTAGTTATTAACTTTTTATGGGGAAATTATGACAGATAAAGAATTAACTAAAGAACAAAAATATTGTAAATCTCAAATAGAAGATTTAGAAAATAAAGAATCACAACTTAGTTTTCAATTAGATCAAGTAAGAGCTAGTAAAACAGTTTTTATAAATTTACTTGCAGAACATACTAAAGATGTTGCAAAAGAAATTGAAGATAAACCTAAAGAGGAAAAAGAAAAATAATGACTACCATTAAAGATGCTTTAAATGCTATAGAGTCACACGAGAAAGAATGTGCAGCTATATATAAAAGTATAGATAAAAGATTAGAAGATGGATCAAAAAGATTTGATAAATTAGATAATATGATTTGGGCAGTCTATCCATTTATTGTTGGTGTTGTATTTTTAGCGAGATTTGTATAATGAGTAGAGCAAAGAAAGTAGTAACAAGAGTAGTAAGTAAATTAAAAAAAGCTAGTAAAGCACATGCTAATCAAGCTAAAACTTTAGAATCTATAAAGTTTAAAAAAGGTCGTAAAACTAAAAGTAGAGTAAATGAAGCTGGTAATTATACTAAACCTGGTTTACGAAAAAGAATATTTAATAGAATAAAAGCTGGTAGTAAAGGTGGTAGACCTGGACAATGGTCAGCTAGAAAAGCACAGATGATGGCTAAAGCTTATAAAAAAGCAGGTGGTGGATATAAATAATTAAAAACTAAGGGAAAGAGTTATGGCTTATTTACAAAGCAATATACCACATTTTAAATGTTGGGTAAGAAAAGAATATACACATAATCACGAAAAATATCATGGAGAATTTTTACATGCTATGGCAATAGCTGTAACTACAATGCCATGTCGTTGTTTAAGTTTTCAAGTAATATTTACAGGTGCAGAAACTTACGATGATCCTGATCAAGACAATGTGCATGGTGGAGCTATGTGGGCAAGGATGCCTATAACAGCTTTAGTTGCAGATATACCAGTTGATGAATGGGCAGAACCAATGCCTGTTTGGGCAGCACAACCTTGGGACTGTTCTTCTTATAATCATTCAGTATATGTTTTAGATAGAGCAACACCCTCTCCTTGGTTGGCTAAGATAGATGGTGAGATGTATCCTGCTAGATATTTGTTTACAGTAGATTATGCAGAAAATGAAATAGCAGATGATCCAGCACAACATAAACAAAGTCATGTATTAGAGTTGCTAGATGCTGGTAAATGGACTGGTAATATTGTAGCTTTACCAAATAATAGAGTTAGAGTAACACATCCTGCTTGGTTTGAAGTTGGTAATGGAGCACCAGATTTTAGACCATCTCAACATATACACTATAGTAGAAATGATTTAGATTATGCTCTAGATGTAAATCAAGTATTTGATAATTTATATAATGAGGAAGATTAATGCCCTTAAAAAAAACACAAAGAAGTCTAAAAAATTGGACAGATCAAGACTGGACTACTCCTAGTGGTAAAAAATCTAGTGAAACAGGAGAAGTATATGCTCCTAAAAAACAAATACAAAGATTAAAATCATCAAAAAAAGGTAGAAGAAAATTAGCAGCAGCTAATAGAAAAAAAAGAGCAGCTACAAGAGCAGGAAAACAACATGCAAAACATGGTTTACATAAAGGGAAAAGAAGATAATGGCTAAATCACCAGATGCATTTGTTTATAATGCTACATTAGAAAGAGTTGTAGATGGAGATACATTTGATTGTTGTCTTGATTTAGGCTTTGATGTAAAGCTACATAAACAGCGTATTAGATTATCAGGCATTGATACACCAGAAAGTAGAACTAGAGATTTAGCAGAAAAAAAACTTGGTCTTGCTGCAAAAGAAAGATTAAAAGAATTGTGTATAGGAAAAATAAAAATTAAATCTTTAGGTAAAGGTAAATATGGTCGTATATTGGGCATACCTTATACAGAAGATGGTAGAGATATGTGTCAAGTATTAATAACAGAAGGTCACGCTGTTGAATATCATGGAGGAAAAAAGGTTAAAGTTTGGGGTGATTATTGATGGAATCTGCAGTTCAATTAATACAAGAGGTAGGATTTCCTATAGCTGCAGCACTAGGACTTGGTTGGTTTATTTACAAACTTATTATGCGTATTGTTGATGGTATGGAAACAAAGCTTGATACTGTTGATGAAAAAGTAGAAAGTCAAATTGCAGCAATAGAAGAAAGATTAGGAACAAAACTTGATAGTCAACATGGTATTTTAGTAGCTCTTATAGATAGAGTTAGAAGTTTAGATAACGAAATTATTAGACAAGATACATTAATTAAAACTATATTAGGAGTGCCACAACTAATTGATAGTAATAAAATAGCGAAGGCAGATAGAGATGACCAAAGAAAAGATTAAAGAAGAACAAGAAAAAGTATTTATAATTAGAAGCTTATTTATAATAGGTGTAATAATGATTTTAGGTATTATTGGCGTTAATTTAAGTGCTGATCAAATAACCTTTAAATTTAAGTCACCATCTTTTTCTGGTATTAATACAAGTTCTCATTATCTTACGATAGAAAATCAAGAACATATGCGTAAGATGACTATTAAAGAAGAAATAAAAGCTTTACAAGAACAATTAGAAAGAGATGCAGAGAATACTACATTAGCTAGATTTATTCGTAATCTAGAAAGTCGTATTTATGCACAAATATCCAGACAAATAGTAGAAGCTATGTTTGGTGAAACACAATCAACGGAAGGCACATTTGAACTAGAAGGTAATATCATTTCATACAAAATAGAAGATGGTATGATAATACTTACAATTTTTAATACTAATGATGGCACAACAACTGAAATATCTTTGCCTCTCGGGGATTTTTCTTTCTAGTTGTGCAGTCTTTGATGTAGTCAAAGAAACAAAACCAGAAAGATTTGAAAGCAAACAATTAAATAAATATAGTATATTTAATCTACAATCTACAGAATTAAAATATATACAAGCACCAACTATAAAACCAGTTGTTGCAGTATATCCAACTGCTTTTACAGATCAAACAGGTCAAAGAAAAAGTAATAGTGAGTTTGCATTATTTTCATCAGCAATAACACAAGCTCCATATACAATACTTATTAGGTCTTTAAAACATGCATCAGATGGTAACTTTTTTCGTGTAGTTGAAAGAATTGGTCTTGATAATTTAACAAAAGAAAGACAACTAATAAGATCAACAAGAGAACAATTAGAGGATAAGAATGTGCTATCTCCTTTGCTTTTTGCAGGAGTTTTGTTAGAAGGTGCTGTTGTATCATATGATAGCAATCTAGCAACTGGAGGTATAGGTGCAAGATATCTTGGTATTGGCTCTAGTATGCAATATAGAGAAGATTCTGTAAGTGTAAGTTTACGAATGGTTTCAGTTGCAACAGGAGAAATATTAATAGAAGTAATGTCTCAGAAAACTATTTATAGTTATGGACAATCACAAGATATTTTTAAATTTATAGAAATGGGAACTGAGCTTGTAGAGGTAGAAATAGGTTCTGCTTCGAATGAGAGCACTACTCTAGCTTTGATGAAAGCAATAGAGGGTGCAGTTTTAGAACTTATAAATATAGGGTACGAAAGAGGGTACTGGAAATATGAATAAATTATTAAACTTGTTTTTGTTTTTATCATTGTCTGTTGCAGCAGATAATGAAATATATGTGGATCAATCAGGAAACTCAGCTAGTATTGATTTAGAACAACTTGGTTCTTCTAATTTGATAGGAGGGACTGATGCTACATCAGGAACTATGACTGCTTTAGACCTAGATGGTGTGTCAATGACACTTGACATAAACCAGATAGGTTCATCAAATATATTTAGATCAGATGCTATTGATGGTGATGATTTTACTGGATATTTTGAATGGAATGGTGATAGTAATATTATGGATATACTTATGAATAGCACAGGTCTTATAAGTGCCGATTATGTAAATCTTAATATTGATGTTACAGGTTCAAGTAATGAATTTGATTTAGCTATAGCTGAAAATGCTGACTCATCATATCTTGATCTTGATTGGATTATAACTGGAGATAGTAATGATTTTGATTTTGATATTGATTATGCTAATGCCATTAATTATCTTGATGTAAATGGTAGCACTAATACAATTAATTTTTCAGGGAGTGGTTATGGTGGAACATCGTCTGCTGATTCTGGATATTTTTACTTAGATTTAGATGGAAGCACAAACACTATCGATATTACGCAATCATCTACACTTGCAAGGGATTATCTCAAAATTATTAGTAATACTTCTAATTCAAATATCTGTGTGGTCCAAAACGACCAAGGTACTAGCACAGGATGCTAATATTGGAGATATCTCTGAGTTAAGAGGTAATGCACAAATAGTAAGGGATAAACCCTTAGATGCTTTTGTAGATTTTGATATACAAAGCAATGATGAAGCCATAACATCAAATGGTCGTATGGCTATTACATTTCTTGATGATTCTACAGTTAGACTCACAGAACATAGTCAATTATTAATAGACGAGTATATATACGATCCAGACCCAAGTAAGTCTAAGATGGCTCTTACTTTTGCTCTTGGTACAACCAGATTTATATCAGGCAATATTGATAAGATTAATAAAAAAAATATATCTTTAAAAACACCAACAGCAAATATTGCAATTCGTGGCACAGACTTTACAGCTACAGTTAATGAGCTTGGTGAAAGTTTAATTATACTTTTACCAGACAAATATGGCATATCTAGTGGTGAAATAGAAGTCATAACAGCTACAGGAAGTGTCATACTTAATAAACCTTTTGAGGCTACAACTGTTTCTGTGTTTGAAAATGCACCAAGTAAACCAGTAATATTAGATTTATCTTTAGATTTAATTGACAATATACTAATAGTATCTCCACCAGAAGAAAAAATATTAGATCAAGAAGAAACAATAGTTCAATCAAAAAGTATTCTTGATTTTAATGATCTTGATATAGATTATCTAGAAGAAGATTTATTAGATAATGAAGCTGATTTAGAATTTACTGAACTTGATATAAATTATTTAGATGTAAATTTTTTAGAAGATTTATTAGATGTTCTTGATGAATTAGATATTCAAGAAGAACAAGATCAATTACAAGCAGATGTATCATCTTTAGCAATATCAGGCACTACATTTGGTCAAGATTTAGATACTCAGATTACTACTTTTATTACAGGTGAAAAACTTACTATATTAAGAAGTGTAAATAATACAGCAAGAGTTGATATAGATTCAGATGGTAGCTATACAGTAATTTTAATACAAGATGGTGTTTCAAGAACTATAAAAGTAAATGGTGGTAGTAGCAGTATTATAAGAATTAAACAGGAAAGCTAGTGAAAAAATTAATATTACCAATACTTGCATTGTTATTATTGCCATTAATATATCAATCAACACCAACAGAAATATTAAAACTTAGAGTGTATGACACTTTTATAAAAACACCAGAACCATCAGGTAATTTTGTAATATTAAATATAACTGAAGAAGATGTAGAAATTGAAGGTGGTTATCCTTTACCAAGACAAAGACTTGCAGAAATAAATATAGAATTATTAACTAAAGGTGCTATAGGAGTTGGTTGGGTAATATCATTTCCACAAGCTGATAGATTTGGTGGTGATGAAGATTTTGCTAGATCATTAGGTTATGCACCTTCAGTGATAGCTATGTTTGAAGATGGTAAAGGTAATTATCCTAAACCTACAGGAACAGTAGTGAAAGGTGAAGATAATGGTGGTATAGTAAGTTTGGGAGTTAAGGAAAACCTGAACACTCTTAAAAATAATACTCTACAGGGTTTAGCCATTGCTCCCACCGAAGTAGATCAGCTTGTAAGAAGAATACCTCTTTTAGTTAAAACTCCAGAAAATCAATGGATACCTAGTTTTGGCACACAGATATATAAAGCTTTATTTGATATTAAGACATACATTATAAAAACTAGTGATAATGGTATAGAGGAAATATCAATACGAGGAATACCACCTGTTAAAACAGATACTCTTGGTCGTAAATGGATTAGTTGGGTTGATACACCACAAACAGATTTACAAGAAATGGATGTTAATGGTAAGTTTGTTATTGTTGGTGTGACAGCTAATGGCGTATTTCCTCAAATCGCAACTCCAGTTGGATTGTTAGAGCCTCATAAAATACAAGCTGCACTAGCAGAATCTATTTTAATACAAGATAGTCCTTATATTCCTGACTGGCATTTAGCTGTTGAATTATTAATTCTAGTGATAACAGTAACTTTTGTCTGGTTTTTAATAAATATTTTTGGAATAACGCTAGGAATAACATTTACCAGTCTATTATTTTTATTAACAATATTTTTAGGACACCATCTAATACAGCGTGGAATACTGATAGATGTTAGCTGGACTCTAATATCACAATTTATAACTGCTTCTATAGCTTTTTATTTAAGATTTAGAGAACAATACAAATTAAGACAAGAAATTAAAAAACAGTTTGAGCATTATCTTGATCCTAGACAAGTAAAACAATTACAAGATAATCCTAATTTATTAAAACTAGGTGGTGAAAGAAAGTATTGCACCTTTTTATTTACAGATGTGCGTGGTTTTACATCTCTATCTGAAAAATTAGAGCCAGAAGAAGTTACAAAAATAATGAATAAGGCTTTAACTATACAAGCTAATGCAGTAAAAGAGTATGGTGGTATGGTAGATAAGTATATAGGTGATGCCATGATGGCTATTTTTAATGCACCTATAGATTTAACAGAACATGAGAATAAAGCCATACTAGCAGCACAGAAGATACAGGCAGATATGGAGCAAGCCAATCTAGGAATAGACATAGGTATAGGCATAAACTCAGGAGAAGCGATAATAGGTAATATGGGAAGTGACTCACGCTTTGATTATAGTGCAATAGGCGATGCTGTAAATACAGCAGCAAGACTTGAAAGTGCTACTAAAGATGTAGGTGTTGATTTAATCATAGGTCATAATACTAAAAAACATTGTAGTTTTAAGTTAAAATTACTAAAACCAATATCTGTAAAAGGCAAAAAACATAAATTAGCTATATATACATTAAGGTAGGAAAGTATTATGAAAGGAATATTAAAAAATTTAGTTAGCACAGTAGCACCAACAATAGGAACAGCTTTAAGTGGTCCTTTAGGCGGTATGGCTATGGGAAAGATAGCAGAAGTATTAGGTGTTTCAAACGATCAAAAATCTATACAACAAGCTTTACAAAGTGCTACACCAGAACAAATGATGGAACTTAAAAAGGCTGAACAAGAATTTGAGGTTCAGATGAAAGAGTTAGATGTAGATATATTTAAGTTAGAAACACAAGATAAACAACATGCTAGAGGCATGTTTAGTAAAGATTGGACAGCAAGGATTATAGGTTTATTTACTATTGGTGGGTTTTTAGGTTATATTTTTTTAGTAACACTACAACCACCAGAACAAAATAGCGAAGCTCTTATAAATCTAGTATTAGGATATTTAGGAGGATTAGCGAGTGCGATTATTTCATTCTATTTTGGAGCATCTCACACCAACGATAAAGGAGAGTAAAATGGAAATATCACAAGAGGGTATAAGCTTAATAAAAAAGTTTGAAGGTTGTGAACTTGAAGCTTATAAATGTGCAGCAGGAAAATGGACAATAGCGTTTGGTAGAGTTAAAGATGTTAAGGAAGGCGATACCTGCACACAAGAACAGGCAGAAGAATGGCTAAAAGAAGAATTACCAGTCTATGGTGCTTATGTAAATAGTGCTGTAACTGTGCCATTAGAGCAAAATGAGTTTGATGCGTTAGTGGCTTGGACTTATAACTTAGGTCCTTCAAATCTTAATAGTAGTACTATGTTAAAAGTTTTAAACGAAAATAAAAAAGATGAAGTTCCGCATCAAATGCGTAAATGGAATAAAGCAAGAGTAAATGGAGAGAAAGTAGTTTTGCCAGGTTTAGAACGAAGAAGGTTAGCAGAATCTTTACTATTTGAAGGTAAAGAATGGCATGAGGTTTAGATATGCCATTAAGAAAGTATGTATTTAGACCAGGAATAAATAAAGAAGGCACCAATTATAGTAATGAAGGTGGCTGGTTTGATGCAGATAAAGTTAGATTTCGTAAGGGTAGACCTGAAAGAATAGGTGGTTGGGAAAAAAGAAGTTCAAATAGTTTTATTGGGACATCAAGAAAAATACATGCTTATAAAACAGCAGATGGTTCTAATATTATTGCTCTTGGCACACATCAAAAGTTTTATATATTAGAGGGTGATCAGTTTAATGATGTAACACCTATAAGAGCTACAACTACAAATGGCATTACTTTTGCAGCAACTGATGGTTCTGCAACGATAACTGCAACTGATAATAGTCATGGTGCTGTTAAAGGAGATTTTGTTACTATAAGTGAGGCTGTAAGTTTAGGTGGCAATATTACTGCTGCTGTATTAAATCAAGAATATCAAATAGATGATGTATCAGATGTTAATACTTTTACATTTACTGCAACTGCTACTGCTAATTCTAGTGATACTGGTAATGGTGGTTCTGCTGCAGATGCTGCATATCAGCTCAACACAGGATTAGATGTTTATGTGCAATCTACAGGATGGGGATCAGGAACATGGGGACAAGCAACATGGGGTTCAGAAACATCTTTATCTTTTACTAATCAGCTTAGATTATGGTCTATAGATAATTTTGGAGATGATACAGTATTAAATCCAAGAGCAGGTGGTATATTTGTTTGGGATGAGTCATCAGGAGTAGATACAAGAGCTGTAAATGCTACAAGTTTAGCAGGAGCTAGTGATGTGCCTACCATAGCTTTGCAAACTATGATTTCTGATGTAGATAGACATGCTATTGTTTTTGGATGTAATCCAATAGGATCATCAACTTTAGACCCTTTACTAGTAAGATTTTCAGATACAGAAAGTGTAACTGATTGGACTCCAACTGCAACTAATCAGGCAGGTGGTGTTCAATTATCTATGGGTTCTACAATTATAGGAGCGTTACAAACAAGACAAGAAATACTTATTTGGACAGATGCAGGCATAGTTTCTATGAGATTTATAGGATCACCATTTGTATTTTCATTTAATGAAGTTGCATTAGGTCCTTCATTAATATCTCCAAATGCTGCTGTAAGTGCTAATAATAGTGTTTATTTTATGGATAATACTGGATTTTATGTTTATTCAGGTTCTGCACAAAGACTTCCATGTTCAGTTTTAGACTATGTTTTAAGTGATATTAATAAGAGTCAATTATTTAAGGTATTTGGTGCTGTTAATGATAGTGCTAATGAAATTATGTGGTTTTATCCATCAAAAAGTAGTTCAGAAATAGATAGATATGTAATGTATAATTATTTAGAACAAGTTTGGTCTATAGGAACTACCTCAGATAATTTTGTTAGAACAGCTTGGAATCAAGGAATGATATTAGATAATCCTATAGCTGCAAGTAAAAATAGTAGCACAGATAATAATAATTATATTTATAATCACGAAGTTGGTCATGGTGATAATGGTGATAATTTTACTGCATTTATAGAATCAAGTGATTTTGATTTAGACCCAGATGGAGAAAAATTTATAGCAGTTAATAGAATAATACCTGATATAAAATTTAGAGATCAACAATCAACAGCAGATGATGTAACAATTACTATAAAAGGTAGAGACTATCCTTTAGAAGATTTATCAACATTATCTACTGTATCAGTAACTCCAAGTTCTACATTTGTAAATACTAGAGCTAGAAGTAGACAATGTGCTATAAGAGTATCAAATTCATCAAATGATTATGGTTGGAGATTAGGTGATGTTAGACTAGATATAAGACCAGATGGTAAAAGATAATGGCAAATCCTAAAAGTATAGTATTACCGATACCGAAACAAGAATATGATGCTACAGAAGAAGCATTATCAAGAAGAATTACAGAACAAGCTATAGAAGATTTAGCTGTTCAAATTAGAAGATTAAGTAAATTACAAGATGTTGTATCAAGTAAAGCTGTAAAGAGACAACAGTTTTTATTAATGGGTATGAAGCATGGCTGATAATTTAAAAGTTTTAGGTCAAGTAGACCCAGCAGCAACTACAACCACTACACTTTATACTTGTCCAGATATGACACAGACAACAGTTAGTTCTATAGTTGCAGCAAATAGAACAGGATCAGCAATAACATTTAGATTAAGTGTTCATGTTGCTGGTGCAACTGCTGATGATAAGCAGTTTCTTTTTTATGACAAATCAGTAGCAGCAAATGATTCTTTTGCTATTGTTTTAGGCATAACCTTAAATCAAACAGATGTAGTAAAAGTTTATACAAGTGCAGTTGACATGAGTTTTAATATGTTTGGCTGTGAAACCAAAGAGGAAGATAGATAGATGGATATAAAACAACAAACTAAAAATGTAGCAGCAAAGGGTCGTTTTGGTGACTCTATGTTATTGCATGTTAATCCTTCAGAAGTAAAAGGATTAGCATCTTCTGTGCCACTAACAGTAAATCCTGATACAGGGCAACCAGAAGCTTTTTTACCTTTCTTGGCACCTATGTTAGGTTCATTACTTGGTAGTAGTCTTTTAACAGGTGCAGGAGCTGGAGCATTAGGTGGTTTAATAGGTGCTAAAGGATTATCTGCAGCAGCAGCAGCAGGTATAGGAGCAGGTTTAGCTACTTATGCACAGACAGGTGG